TATTCAGTTCCTCCTTGTATTAACGTACCTATCTGCTGCCCAAAAGGCTGTAATGCTTGACCAACCTCTAATTTTGGATTAGCATACTGTAAATATCTTTGTTTCTGTATAAATATATTACCTTCAGATGTACTATAGAATTTTTTTATTCTATCCCTATCTATTACTGCAGCTGATGGAATTATAGGCACAAATGAGCTAATGCCTGTTCCTGACCCTCCTCTTAAAGGAAAATCATTACCTGATTTGTTTGTCTCGTAATATCTTTTAATATTAGGTCCTGCATCTTCTGGTAATGGAAATTGTATGAAAGGTTGATTACTGCTTCCGCCTCCAGGCTGGTCATTACCGTATGGTATTGACTTTTGAGTAAAGTTTCCTTGACCACTATAGTAAAAGAAGCTGGGATCGTTATTTAATAAATCTAATAATGCCATTTTTAATATTATAAAGTATAATCTAATGGTCTAGGACCTAAATTACTTGCAGCAAAAGTATTAGATGAATTTTTAGATACTGATGCAGCTACTGCTGCACCATCCATATTAATCTGTATATTTCCCTGCTGTTGTATATATTGTGTTTGTTTTTTAAGCTCTGAAAGCATTTCTCTAAGTGTTTCTATACTACTCTTACCTAAATATACTTCACCTGTATCTACTTTTGCTATACCACCTTGTGTTACTAATCCTCCTTCATCTAAACTTTGATACGCTCCATATCCTGCTCCTAATAATCCTCCTGCTAAAGCTCCCCAAGGACCACCAAGCATTAATCCGTATCCTGCTCCTGTTAAGGCTGATGATGTTATATCTAATCCTGTGCTTAGACCTTTATTTCCGGATCTAGCTGCCATTTCAGAAGCGTAGCTAGTTGCTATAGCTCCTAATCCCAAAGCTCCTCCTCCTTTTAAAAATTTACCTGCAGAAGCCATTCCTGCACCTCCTCCAGTAGGGATATTAGGTATTAAATTGCTTAATCTTTTAGCTGCTAATAATCCAACTATAATAGTAATACTTTTTAAGAATGTTTCTGCTTTTGCAAGCATTCCAACCATATCTACTAACCCATCTCCTACTTTAACTAATGCACTAGCAGTATTATCAAAAGAAGACGCTATTTTTTCTAAAGTCATTGATGTTCTTTCCTGAACAGATTGTTGTTCGAATTGAGTTGCTAATGCCTCGTCTCCTAATTGTTTTTGTGCTTCTGCAACTCCTTTTTGTTTTACTAATTCATTATATTTTTGTTTGGCATCTGTAATATCTTGTGCTCCTAAGTTTCTTAAAACTCTTTGTTGAATATACATCTTTGAAAGCTCTTCTACAGAAAGACCTATTGCTTGTGCATGTGATTCTCTTTCTATTCTAGTAGCTTTTGTAAATTGCTGTTCATTCAGCCCTTGTTTATTTATTTCTTGTAATAGTTTTTCAGTCTGATTTGTGTTTGCAAAATATCTTGCTTTATCTAGGTTAATTTCTTTCCCAAGTAGAACTTGAGCTTCCATTTGTGATCTAATAGATGATTCAAAATCTACTAATGAACCTGCAATAGAATCAACCTTATTAAGATCAATTCCCATTGCTCTAGCCTGAGTTGCTGCTCTAGATAATGCTGCATCGCTTCCTATAAAGTTTAATTTTATAGTATTGCTTACTGCAGCTATATCTTTTAATACTTGTCTTTCATTAATAGCAACTCCATTTTGGATTTTATATAATCTTATCTGAGTTATTCTAGTTTTGACAGTATTATCTAGTAAAGTATTATTTAAATAAGAAGCCTCGTTAACGCTTGCAAGAATTTCTGGTTCAAACTTAGCTACATCTCTTAATTTAGTATAAAAATCTATTCTTTTTTGATCTAACTGAGATGATATTCCTAGGGTTTGATTTATTTCTAGTAAGGTTTTAGAGTAAGATTCTGCAGTTGCATATAAATTACCACTAGATCTTGCTGCTTTTATTAAGTTATCATTTAATTTAGCTGCAGAATCATAAGTTACACCTAATGTTCTTGCTAAACTAGCACTATTATCATCTATTTTTTTAGCTCTATCTAAAATAGTAGTAAATACCTTACCTAAAATTAATGAAGAAGCTCCAGAACCTAAAGATTTTAAACCAGCAGCTATAACAGATATTCTATTAGAAGTCTCTGCTGCTTTTTCTTTCATAGCATCTAAAGCTTTTTCAGCTTTTATAAACTCACCTACTATAGGTATTTTAGTTATTCCACTTAATATTGCTCCTAAACTTCCTACTCTATTCTCTATTTGTTTTGTTCTATATAACTGCTCTTCTAAACTTTCTATATAATCTTTATTTGCTTCATCAACATCATGTAACTGTTTTAGTAATTGCTCTTTAAGTTCATTATCTGTAGTAGATAAGTTTATTATTCTTTTTTGAAGAATTATACGCTGAACTTCGTAGTTATTAATTTGTTTTTGAATATCTTTTGAAGAGGCTTGACCAGATCTTATCTTTATTTCATTTTCAATTATTTTATCTGTAGATTTAGCCATAGACTTTAATTGTCTTTCTATGTCTTTTCCAAATACTTGAGTAATATTATCGGTTTGTTCTAAAGCATCACGAAAAATATCTCCCACTTGGTTAGCAACAGATTTTAAAGTATTCTCTACAATTGTAGATGTACTTAAAATTTTATCTTCTATTTCTTTTCTTGATTTGTTATCTTCTTTGGCCATGATTTACCATATAATATAAATATAAAAAACGCCTATTTTTTAGGCGTTTTTACTGAATAGTCTGGCTTTGCGTTAATATTTTTTAAAATTTCTTCTTTACTAGATACAGAATTTGGGTTATCTTCATTAACTAGCCATTTTTCATTTTGACTAGCTTTTTGATCATAATATTCTTTTAATTTATTAAAAGTTAATTTTCTTAACCATAACGGCATATTATATATTGTAATATAATCATATCCTCCGTTTCCATAAAATACTATTTCATGTATCTCACTAAATATCTGAAATCTATTCTCATAATTCAGGCCAAAGAAAGTTAATAGTCATTGGTATATCTATACCCTCCTCTGTATAGTTTTCAGTTGAGTAATTAAATTTCATTTGGATACCTGGACTTATATCTCTTACATATGCTCTAAATTCTCTAGATTCTTTAGCTAAAAGATAATTATCAACAAACTCTCTAATAGCGGAAGGTGTTTCTTCACCATTTACTGATTGAATTGTGTGTTTTAATCTTGTTGTGATTTCAGAATTACCATTAGGTGATATTTTTTTAAGGCCTTCTAATTCTCTTTCAATATTTTTTTCATCATGACCTGTCAACATCTTAAATGTTATTCTGTTTCCACTTGTTTTAAATATATACTCAAAAAGATTTTTATTAGGTTCTATTAATATGGATTCATCCAATTCTTTTTCCTCTAAAGTTGATAAATCTACTGTAATTTGTTCTTCTTTTTTTGTAACTGGTGAATAATGTTTAAAGGTATAATCTTTACCATATCCTAAAATTCTTGCAGCAATTAATATAGCATCTTTATCTTCTGCAATAAGATCATCAATATTTATTTTAGTAACTAATAAAGATTGAAGTAGTTTTTCTACAACTATATTCTGTTTAATATAGTTAATATTAGTTAATATGTCTTCTTCCCTAGCAGTCATGTATTTTATTTCTACTATACCTCCTGATAGTAAATTATTTTTAGAATAAACTAATCCTTTAGATGGAAGATTAACTGTTTCTGTTGGAAAGTTAAATTTAATATTGTTTTCTTGATTCATAATGTTAATATATTTTTATATAAATATCTAAGTTAATATATTTTTACCATAAATACAACTTTATTTTCCCTTTATCTAATACATTATTTTTTAATATAATAAAGATTATATAAAATAAAAAACCCCTTGAGAGATCAAGGGATTCTATTGAATTTTTGTGTTTTATATTAATAATTATATCGTTTAGAAATTTAATACACAATAATCCATTGCTACAGTTAAGCTAATAGAAACATATGTATCATTTGACCACTCATAGTCACCAAAGCTAGCTGTTTTTACATATGCTCCTTTAATTATCCATTCACCTACGATATCTCCTACCGGACCTAAAGTATTTAATGTTAAGTCTTTTTTATAGAAATCAGAGTATCCATTTCTTCCTGTTACAGATTCATGTCCTAAACGAACCCATTCCATTACTGCCTGAGCACCAGAAGGAGTGATAGGATCGTATAATTCTAAGATCATAT